TGTTGCGCATGCGCAATTGGGCGCGCTTGATGCGGCCTGTGTCGTGCCTGAATACTACGAGGTGGAATTCCTGCATCGTGTCCGAGCAGTACCCGGTCAGTATTTCGTAGGTGATTACCTGTGGTGTTGTCATGTTATGGGCCTCCAATCCCATGTATTTGACCTTAGCGAGCTTTTCGGGGCTTGTGGGGGATTCTCAGCCGTTCAACCTTTTTGACCATGCCCATGGGTATCAGTAGCACGTTGTCAACCTGCTCATCGTCGGCACAGCTCTGGATCAATACCAGGTGCCGTGAGCGTTTGCGTTTGAGCCAGTATCCGACCGAATACACCACGCAGGGCTCATCCTTGATGTCGTCAAGGTCGCGCCATTCGTTGTTGCCCAGCGTGTAAGCGTCGTGCCAGGTGACTCGCACCAAGGGGTAGGCGTCTAGTCGAGCCATACGACGTATTCTGCCGCCACGCGGCCCTTGGTCGGATCAATGAAATGTAGGCGTTGGCTGGGTTTGCCTGTCGCAGCCACGAATTCGCGTGCGTATTCATTGTGCGACTCTGGCGAGCCGGTCACAAAGATTCGATTGCCGTTGCCCATGGTCAGGCTCATGGGCGTGTGCCAGTGCCCCATGTAGCAGTCGGTGAACTCCTCAATGACGCCACCAGCCCAAGCGTTGACCTTACGCAGAATGCCGAATGCCGGTGTGTTGCCGCCGAAACTCTTGATTTCGTCACCATGCACGAGCAGCGCCTTGTAGTTGCCGATGCGCGCAATCTGATACCAGTCGCCTGAGCTCTGCCAAGATGCCGTTAGCCCCTTGCATTTTTCGCGTGCAATCTCGTACGCGATGCGATCAATGTTGTCGCCACCAGGCATCTCGCCCTTGCGGCCCAACCTGCCGTGATTGCCGTACTCGCATACCACGTGCACCTTCTCAAAATGCTGTGCCAGCGTCGTAATCGATTGCGTGATGATTTGCGACACTGTGAACAGCTGCTCGTACAGGTGTGCATGCACCTCGTACACCTGCCCTGGAAAGATGCCCAAGCCTTCCACCATGTCGCCTCCGAGCAGCACGTAGACCTCTCTGACCGGGTGATGTTTGCGCTGAATGTCCGTGATGTGGATGGTCTTGTCGATGAACTGCCCAATGCGTTGGGCGCACGTGGTCGGGCCGTAGCTCACTGTTTGTTTGCCGTACTGCCAATCGGTCAAATGCACCAGGGCGACCTCAGGCTTGCCTGTGCGTTTGTCTTTGGCTATTGGCTTGATTCGTACCGGCTCAACCGCCAGGGCCGCATCTTTGGCGGCCTGATACACCGCGCTAATGAGCTCATCCTTGGCAAATTTGGCTTTTACCAGCGCCTGCTGCGTGCGCGCCAATGCCTGACGCAGCTGATCGGCAGATTGCAGTTCGTTTACTTCGTCACGAAGCATGGCGCTCGCGGTATCTGTGCACCGTGTTTTGCGTTACTGCTTTAGGCGCACCGTGCTTCAGACACAGTTGGGCCAGTGATCGAAGGCTGTAGCTGTAATCCATCAGCACCTCGTGCCATTCATCAGCGTTGGGTTGGGCTTTGACCCACTCAATCAACGTCTGTAACTTTTCCTTTTTCGGTTCCAATTCGTCGCGTAACGCCATTGCTGTGATCCTCCAAGTGGTTGTCAATCTTGCGTTCCACCCTAGTAAGAATCCGACGCACGTATGCGTGATCCGAGCTGTTTTCTTTGCGTGCACGCTCAATCAGCCAGGCCGGTAGCCCGGCTGCGATGATGATGGCGATTGCGCTAATCAGCGCTACGTAGATCTCTGTTGGCATGCGAGTCAATCCATTCTTGAACTGCTGCCGGTATTGATTCTGCCATGAAATACCTGATGTGCCATGGCTCGGATTGCAGCTCCCATGTGAAGCCGTATTTGTCGCAGTTGTCGCGCATCCATTGCAGGCGCAAGCCGTTCGCATCACTGACATCGACCGCGAGCCCTAAATTGTGGAAGCTGCGACCGGGCACCGCCATTGGGGCCAGCCCTGGCTTCAAGTAATACTTTTGCCCTTTGTAGGTTCGTATCGATTTGCTGTTTTCAATCGGTGCCGTGGTGTAACGCGCCAAGAATCCGCGCTCCTGTATCTCAAGGCTCCGATAGGTATCTGCAACGCTCGTCGGCTTCAGCGGTCTGATTCCGTCGCGGTGCGCGGCCTTCCGCATCGCTTCCCACGCCTGGGCAGCCAAGGGATGCAGCCTGCCGTAAGGCCTAATTGGCACGAGCAAATAATCGGGCAGCTTGCCCCACTCGATGCTGCGTAGGTCAGCCGGTAGCCGTACCGGCTTGACTACAAGTTTCACTTGCGACCGTACCTATGGTCTTTCGTGTTTGCCCAGGCGTAGATCAGCGGCAGCATCGCGGCGAGCCCGGCTTTTAGCGCGCTTTCGATGTCGTATCCGCTTGTGATAAGCACGGCGACGCTTCCAGCGACGAAACTTTTGGCCCAGTCTTCGAGGATGTATTGCCATTTCATTCACTGGCCTCCGGGCTCACAAAATCAGTGCCATTCCATGAATCGCCAATGCCTGCGTATTTACCTCTGAAATTGGCGTGGTAAGACGTTTGTACCCAATGACCAGGCAGGTCGCATGCCAGCAAAAACGCTTGGCCTGCTGGTTCGCTTTCAGGCAGGTCGCCTCCAGCGCAATCGTCGTTGCTTACGACGATGACGCGCTCGACTATGCCGTTGTCGTTGACTTGTGCGAAGTGTGCCATTGTCAGACCTTGAACCTTATGTAGACGATGCCTGATCCTCCGTTGCCGCCTGACTGTGAACCTGTCGGGCCGCCTGATGTTGCGCCGCCGCCACCCGACGCACTATTGACACTCGCATTGTCGCCCACGTCTGGGTTTCCTTGACCGCCGTTACCGCCACCGGCTGCACCTGTGCCGCCTGTGGTTGACCCGCCGCCACCACCGCCACCCGCCTTGTTTGATGTTGCACCAGAAATAAACGCTGATACGTCGTACCCTGCACCGCCGTTGCCGCCAACATTGGCACTAGCGTTTGCGCCGATTGCCGAAAAACCGGCGCCGCCACCGCCTGCAGGTGTAGCGCCACCTGCGCTCGCACCAGTGCCGCCTGTCTTTCCTTGTGTACCAATTGGCGAGCCACCTACGCTGTCACCGCCACCGCCACCACCTGACCCACCAACATTACCCAAAAACGTTGCACCACCGCCGCCACCGCCGCCGCCTGCCGCCGACACAATTGCCGCCGCACCGATTTCCGATGCAGAACCGTTAATTCCTTGGTCTGTGCCACCCGCACCGCCGCCGCCCACCGTAATTGTCTGATTGGCCGACAAATAAACGGTGCCTGTTAGTACGCCACCCGCGCCGCCGCCACCCATGCCACGAAACGTACCCGCATTGACGCCACCGCCTGACCCGCCCCCCGCAAGACATAAATAATCAAACAGTCCAGCCTTCGTCACTGTCAAAGTGCCGGTCGACGTGAACGTGAGCAGCGTATAGGCCTGACCGCCAACGGTAATGCTGCTGCTAGTGCCGCCTGTCGCGGTGCCATACGTGGCACCTACTGAACTAAAAAAAGCGAAGGTTGACGCAGACAGGGCTACGAGACTGCCTCCTCCGTATTGCGCCAATGCAAGTGACCCGGCTGTGTTGATTGTTACGCCTGCACCAGCCGTGATCGTCGTGGTGCCTGCGCCTTTGTTGGCAATAAAAATTGTGTCGCCGGTCGTGAATACCGAGTTGTTGACCGTAATCGTCGTTGCGCCTGCATTGTTCATAATGACGCGCTTGCCAGCGTCACCGACCACAAGCGTGTAGCTGGCAGTGCGATCATTGATTGGCAGGTTCGTGATGTCGTTCAATTGCTGTGCTGTGAGGACCTGCGACGCTACGAAAGGGAATGGCGTAGTCATAAGGTCATCATCCTAATACGTTCGTGCCATCAAGCTGACCGTACACGGCATCATCCAGAATTAGCTGGAATACGACGGTTGTTGGGGCCGTGAAGTAGGTAATTCGGTGCCCTGACTGGAAGCTGATAGTGCCCTCGATGCCTTCAACCGACAGCTCGGAGGTCAGGCTTGATAGGCCGGTGATGTCTTTGGTGATGGTGATGGTGTCACCAATGTCCACCTGGGCTGCCAAATTGCGTTCCGCGTCGGTGAGCATTGAGAAATTGGTGCTTACGGCTGTGTAACGCGGTGATGGCTCAGGCTCAAGCAGGTAGGCCGCCAGGTCGTCAATTTCGCCCTGATTATGCAGCAAGCTGCCTGTGATTGACTTTGACTGGATGAAGTAGGTGGCCTGGCTGCTGAGGTCTTGATCGGTGGCAGTTTTGCCATCTAAGGCTTCAACGTATGCCCGGTTGACCACGCCATCGGCATCAAATTCAATGTCCACGCGGTCGTAGGCGCTCGCGGTGCCATCATCAGCAAACGTGATGACCGATCCGCTCAGCGTGGCTCCTATCCGCTCCTGAAAGGTCAATACGCCATCACGCGACATGAACAGTCGCCCCTGCTCCGCCTCGTTGATTGCGTTGAGGTACTGCAACGTATTGGTGCCTGCTGCGACGTTGTAGCTTGAGTCGTGACCCAGATTGACCGTGCCAGTGGCGACATTGGTTGTGCCGGTGTAATCCACCTCGGACAACGCAAGCACCGTGGTGATGCGTGCGCCGCTGGTTTCCGAGCTGGGGTTGAACGCCGCCATCTGTGTCTGGCTCAACAGGTAGAAATCGTCGGCGCATGACACCGAAACGGTGTTGTAACCAGCCAGGGCAAACTCGTAGGTGTAGGACATGACATAGCCGATAAACAGGTATTCGCCTGCACGACTGAGGCGCACTTTGCGCATCGGGGCGAGCCCTGGCTTGTCGTTGGTCGGATCGTAATAGGGGCTGTTGGTGTCGTATGGGCCGAGGATGCCTGTTTCGTCAATCATGTCGAATGACAATGTGCCTGCCGAGAATTGGTCATCGATGTTGCGTCTGCCGCGCCGGTAGGTCACTTCGCGCACGTAGTCGGTGATGTCTGCGAACGTCACATTGGGGCCGAGTGTGTAGGTGGTGTTGTTCAGCACGCCTTTGGTTGCGTCATCAAGCCTGAACGAGTTGTAATCAAAGCCGGTGTCAAGCTCGAGCAGGTACGAGCCTGCCTGCACTACGTTGGCAGCCATTAGGCGACCGCTATTTGTGCTGGGCCGCTGCGCCGGTTGTATTGCCTGATTGCGTTGACGATGATGTCGCCCAGGCGATCATCAGCGACGGTGGAATTGATGTTGATGGTGATGTTGCCCATCTGACCCATCTTTGACAGCGGCACGACAGCCTCTGGGCCTGCTTCGCCAATCATCGCTAACGTCGGCCCGGTCACAATGCCGCCTTCAGCCAGCATCGGGATTTGCGGCACGCTGAAGCCTTTGCCGCCGAGCCCTGGCACCCAATCGGGCACCTTGAATGACAGCTTGCCGACAGTGCTATTCCACAGTTTTGCGATGCCGTTGAAAATGCTCTTGTAAAACCCCAGCACGGTATTGAGGTAGCCCTTGATGAAATCAACCGAACCCTCAATGGCTGTTTTGATGAACTCAAACATCGCTTTGACGCCATTGCGGAATGTCTCAGATTTGTTGTAGGCAAGTACAAGCGCCGCGACTAAAGCCGCAATGGCAAGCACGACCACCCCAATGGGATTGGCTGCCATCACAAAATTCAGCGCAGCCTGGGCGACCTTGACGACTACGAGCGTGGCTTGATACACCTTCATTGCCGCGTTGATGGCAAGGATTGCACCGGCGAGGCCGCCCACCACGCCCATCAGAATCAGCACCACTTTTGTGTTTTCCTGCATCCACGTGGCGACAGGTATCAACTTCTCGACCAACGCAGTGAGCACCGGCAGGAACGCAGCACCAATCGATTCTTGAGCTTCACCGAATTGAATTTGCAGGTTTTTCATCTTGCCTGCCTGCGTTTCGGCAGCCTGACTTGCAGCGCCTGTGTGAATCTCCAACGCCTGCATCACCTCATCAAATTCAGCGCCACCTTTGATCATCTGCCTGACGTATGGGTCAAGGTTGCCCAGCGCCTTCATGTTGCCGTTGGCAGCCTTTGCCATTGCGTCGGTGACTGTCGCCAGATCGGTGCCTGTCGAGACTGCGATGTCCTGGGCTTTGACAAGCAGCTCTTGGGCGTAGTTGGCTTCACCTACCGCATTGACTAGGGTTGCCATCGCTGGCCTCAATTCGTCATCCGTGGTCGCGGTCAATCTGGATTGCGCCGAAATAAACGCTTCCGTCGAGGCAATCTGTTCATCGGTTGCCATACCGGCGCGACGCATCACGCCTGCCAGGTGATCCTGTGCGGCTGCATCCTCCATCGCGGCCTTGGCAGACACACCGATGACACCAGCCAAGGCACCGATGGCAGCGGTCGCTGGTACGGCAGCTTTGGTCAGTGCGAACTTGGCTTTAGCGCCAGCGCCCTCAAGCGACTTGAACTCAGCAATAGCCGACTTGATGCCTTTGCTATCAAACTCTGAGACAATGGGTATGGAGACAGCCATTAGGACATCCTACGAATCTTTGCCAGAGCCGGTCACGAGATTGCGGTTTACTTCGTTCATTACGCGCTCGCACAATCGCAACATCTCATCATCGACCTGCGACTTGTTTTTCTCGTAGCTGGGCCACATCACACGCGATGCACTGCCCCATCGATTAGCCAGGGCACGACCAAGCGCGTTGCTTGATTTGCGGCCTGCGATGTCATAGGTCTGGTTGGCGATACCCGACCACACAAGCCGAAACGTGCCCACATTGACGGTGTTGCCCTTGAACTCTTTGACACGCCGAGTACTGATTTTTGCAGCCAACAGTTTTTGTGCGACGCTCTGTTTCCAGCCGCCCTCGCCAATAATCTCGTGGCCTGATTTAGTTTTCCATTTTCGGTCTAACCCCGACAGGGGCGCATCGCTCGGTATGACTGATTTGGCGTCATCAATCACCGACTTAACGATTTGCTTGTAATCCTTGGTGATTTCACGACGCAATGATTTGTCAATTTTATTGAGCTCTTTAAGGGCATTTTTGATGCCGTAAACCTCAAGCTGCGTGTCAACGGGCATGTCGGTTTGCTTTCTCTGACAGGAACTGCACGGTGCGTAAATCTTCCAACTCGAACGGTACGTCTGGCGGCCAGAATCCGGTGGCGAGCAGCAGGTCTGCTAGCTGGCGCCGGTAACTGCCGCTTCCGTAGGGTTTACCTGTATCGGCTGCACCTCGATCAGCTCATCCAACGCATCCTCAAATTCGGCCCACGTGCGATTCTCTTTGCCTAGCTTGGTCAGTTTGTACCAAAACAGCCAGCCGTAATCATCAAGGCGTTCACGTGTCACGAGGTTCTTGCTGCTCGTGCCGTGCGCAGTCTCCCACGCACACACGGTGCCAAGATTCGTCGTGACAGTCTCTGTCACGATTTGCCCCGATGGCTGTGCGTAAGCCATCGTGATCTTTAGTTTCATGGCGTCGTGTCTTCGACGAGCGTGCCACCTACCAGGCTGATTTCGCATTCCTGGAGCTCACCAACCGAGGCATTCACGACATCGACTGATTCCAAGTACGCCCCGGTCACCTGATACTCGACGTTGTCCGAGCTGATAGCGCCGGTGCTGCGACGTGCAGCCACGTAGCAGCGCGTGCCCACCAGGGCAGCAATGGCATTTAGCACCGTGTTGCTGACCAACAGCGTTGCGGTGACTTCCACATTGGTAAGCCCACCCACCATCTGGCGGCCTGTGTCGCCCATCGACGACTGGTCAAGCGCCTCGCGGCTTTTTACGACGCTGACGCTGATCACCTGGTCGGTGTACGCGGTGCCCGGCGACGATGCGCCAATTGCGAAATACGCTGGGCCGAGAATCGTGGTTGCAACTGCCATGTGACGTGACTCCTTGAAGTGGAGGCTCGCTGCAAGCCAATCCGCAGTCTAGTAGCCCTAGGGGCTTACTTTGGTGCGTATGGTGAGCTCGTAGGCGCTGTAATCCATGCCGCCATAACTGACCGT